ACACAAGAATTAAGATTAATTTATGAGGACGAGCTACAAAGAGCATTAACAGAAGATGGTCAAAGAACTTCTACTTATATCTCACCTCAAACTTTCTATGGAGATGGAGTATAATGGCATACGCAAGCGGAAAACGATCACAGGCTATATCAGATAGATCAGGACAAGCATTTCCTTACACAGAAATGGTAAAAGAGTGGAATGGTTCTTTAGTACATATATCTGAATACGAACCTAAGCATCCACAACTTGATCCGCCATATCACAAGCCTGATGCGATTGCTTTACAAAATACTAGATCACAAAAATTTCAACAACCTACTGACATTAGTGGTGTTTATGCTGATTCAGGTGGTACCGTGGTTGGTGTAGCTAATCTAACACTTCCAGGTGAATTTGCTTTTTTATCTAATGGTATGCAACCTGATAATGGAGCAGAACAAAATAGAAGAAGACAAATTTTAATGCAATTAAATAGTGTAACAGTGGTAATATCATAATGGCTATATCATATTCAAATTTTTTAACTCAAGTAAGAAACTACACTGAAGTAGATAGTAATGTTTTATCAGATACTATCCTAGATCAATTTATTAGAAACACAGAATTGGATATTGCAGGTAAAGTAGATTACGACGATATTAGAAAATACGCAACTTCTACATTTACATCAGGAAATAGAGCCGTTAGTATGCCTAATGATTGTATTGTAATAAGATCAGTACAAAGTATTAATGGTTCAACAAGAACTTTTCTAGAAAAGAGAGATACAAGTTTTATATCAGAGTACAATAGTACAGGTGCAACGGGAGAGCCTAAGTATTGGGCAAATTGGAATGAAGAATATATCATTGTAGCTCCTACTCCAAATTCAGCTTATACTGTTCAAGTAAACTATATAAAAGATCCACCACATTTTACTTCTACGAACACAACTTATTTATCAATTAACCAAGAACAATTATTATTATATGGAGTACTAGTTGAGGCTTACGGTTTCTTAAAAGGGCCTACTGATCTTTACAGCGTGTACAGTAAAAGGTATGATGAGAGTATGCAAGCTTTTGCTGTTCAACAAATGGGCAGAAGAAGAAGAGCAGAATTTGACGATGGTGTACCTAGACTTAGAGTCGAATCACCATCACCATAATATTAATATTAAGGAGACATTAAAATGGCAATAACAACAAACGCAATAGCTAATTCTTTCAAAAAAGAATTACTAGAAGCAAAACACAATTTTTCTGCTGCACCGACAGGGAATAAATTTAAATTAGCAATGTATAACTCAACTGCAGTGTTAGGTAAATCTACAACATCTTACACAACTGGAGGTCAAGTAACTTCACCAGCAGGTTACACTGCAGGTGGTAAAGCACTTGTAAATACTGGAACATCGGTTGCAACTGATGTAGCAATTACTTCGTTTTCAAATTTATCATTTACTAACGTAACATTAACTGCAAGAGGTGCGTTAATTTACAATACATCAAACTCTAACTCAGCTGTTGCTGTATTAGATTTTGGTTCTGATAAAACTGCTACTGCTGGAACATTTACAATTCAGTTCCCAGCTTACACAACGAGTGCAGCTATATTGAGAATATCTTAAACTAAAAGGAGGTGCCTGCTATGGCAAACATTATTAATTTGTTTTACATAGCGGGTCTTCCGTTTACCCTAGGAGCATTCTATGGCTAATGCATGGAATGAAGGCGATTGGGGTTTAGGTAACTATGGTGAACAAAATAATATCACTATAGAACAAATTGGAATTTCAACAACAATATCTATCGGAGAACTTGCTTATTCTGGAGCAGGAACAGGATGGGGTAGATTTGAGTGGGGATCAGGGTCTTGGGGTATTGCAGGAACTACTTTACTTCAAGGTCAACAACTTACATCATCCATAGGTACTATTAATGTAGAAGCCCAAGTAGCTGAAGGTTGGGGACGAGAAGAGTGGGGCGAGTTTGCTTGGGGAGATAATTATTCAGTTATAGCTCAAGGTCAACAATTAACTTCTACAATAAACAGCGTTTCAATACAAATTGATTCTGCGATAACTGCTGCTTCACAACAAATTTTAAGTATTACACAAGGTCTAGAATCAATACAAATTGATGCAGATATATTTGTATTTGTAGGTGAACCTGGATTATCTTCTACTCAAGGTACAACAACAGAAAAAGGTGAAGCAAATGTATATCCAACAGGACAACAATTAGCTCCAACAATAGGTCAAGTAGTTGCGGGAACTATTAAGGAAGTAGATGTAACAGGCATATCAGCTTCATTAACTCTAGGAACATTTACATTAGTCCAATCTACTAATGAACCTGTAACAGGTCAGGCTATGACTTTAGGCCTTGGCACACCTGCAGAAATACCTGATCAAATAGTAGGGGTTACGGGACAACAATTAACAAGCGGAATTGGCTCAGTAAGTATTACAGGTACGGCTAATATTAGTCTAACAGGCATAGCATTGACATCTAATATTGGTTCGCTTAATATTACGGCATGGGCAGAGATTGATTTAGGTGTAAACAATGTTTGGACCGAGGTTGATCTAGCCGCATAACAATGGTAAAATAAAAATATATGGCATCATCATACTCTACAGATCTAAAACTAGAACTCATGGTGACTGGCGAAAACGCTGGTACATGGGGAGATAAAACAAATACAAATTTAAATTTAATTCAACAAGCTATTGCAGGTTATGAAGCTGTAACAATTACAGACTCAGCTACAACTGCTTTAGTAATGTCTCAAGCAGCGATTTCAAATGCTAGAAACATGGTAATCAAAATTGCATCAATTACTTTAACAGGTGCAACAACAGTTACCATTCCAAATGGAATAGAAAAATTTTATATTTTTGATTGTTCAGCGATTACAGGTCCAACAAATTTAACTATTAAAACTGCAAGTGGTACAGGATTCACATTAGATCAAGCTAAAATTTATGCAGCTTATTCTGATGGAACTAATCTAAATGAGATTTCTTTAGACACTTTAGGTGGTACAGTTGCAGCAGCAAATATTTCAGGAACAATCGCAACTGCACAAATTGCAGACAACGCAATCACAACTGCAAAAATTTCTGCATTACAAGTTACTGCAGATAAAATTGCAAACTCAACTATTACAGCTGCTAAATTAGCAACAAACTCTGTTGGCCCTGATCAATTAATTTCAACAGGTGTTACAGCAGGATCATACACAGTAGCATCTATTACAGTAGATGCTGACGGAAGAATTACAGCCGCTTCTTCAGGAAGTGCTGCAGCTCAACAATATATTTTAACTGGAGGTGCGGCTTACCCAGGAACTTTTACTTTTACAGCACAGCCAACTACAACAAAAATAAACATCCTTGCATGTGGAGGCGGAGGTGGAGGCGGTCAACACCCAAATCCTAATTATCAAAACAACGGTGGTCACGGTGGTTTAGGATGGTATTCTTTTAATATTACAGCACCGTATTCAAGAACTTTTACTGTTGGAGCTGGAGGGTCTGGAGATCACCCTTCTTATGATGGTCAACCAGGTGGTTCTACAACATGGGGTAACCCAGCTGAATTTACAGTAACAGGTGGATCTGGAGGAACTAATCCAGGAAGTTATGGATCATCAGCTTCAGGAACTGCTCCAGGTTCTTATCTTGATTTAAGTGCTACAACAAGTCCAAGTCCAGCAGAAATGAGTGATAATATTGATACATATAATAAACAATTGACTGTTTTAAGAAATATTTCAGGGTTTAATAAACCACCTACAGGACAATCTCCAGGAGTGTTATTCAGAGGTGGTGGTGTAAGTCCAACTAAACCTGCTGGTTACGGAGGTACGGGTGCAATATTTGTTTGGGAAAATATATTAACTTAGGAATTTAAATGGCTTATTTAGTACTACATCATGATTTAATATCTATTTTCAAAATAGGAAAAACAAAAGAAAGAATTAAAACAACATTAGGTAATTTACACGCTTACGAAGAACAAAATTTAGTTTTTTCAATTACTGACCAACAATTTGATGAATTAAATTTAGCAACAAAACAATTTCAAAGTGTTAGTAATAATTCTGTAGTTCTTCAAGATAGAACGGTACACCCATTAATGTACCCTGACACTGAAGATAAACTTAACTCAACTATTAATGGTATAATTGAAAGCATTAATCGTACTTTACAAAATGGAAATTTCAGTAATGAAGCTAATTTTAAAACCGAATTAGAAAATTACAAAGTTTTTCTTGAAAACTTTGACACTTCAACTGTGCCTCTTCCAATGACATCTACTGTAGAGAAATATTTAGCTGATAACAGTTTAATAACTCCTATAAATCCCTTGCAATTTTAATATTCTTAGTATATATAAACTAAGTGATATTAGAAAAATATATAAAAACATTCGATAATGTTTTGCCTTTAAAAACTATTTCAAGTTTAATAAAATTTTTAAATAAACAATATAAAAATAAATTGTTTGAGGACGGAGAAGTTGGTAATGGAACACACGCAAGGATTTCTAAGAAAATAAGAAATACTGAAATTTACGGATTTAGCCAATTTTCTGAATCCTTAACAAACGTTCATTATCATAATTTATTATCTAATATAAATATATTACATTATGAAAAGTATAAACAAGAATTTCCATTTTTAACTGGATGTAGTAAAGTTAATCAAATAAACGCATTAAGATATGAAAAAGGCGGTCATTACGATTTTCATGTAGATGGTGGAACAGGTTTTGATAGAGTTTTAAGCTCTATATTATTTTTAAATAATGATTATAAAGGAGGTAATCTTTCGTTTTTGGACGATCCATCTTCTGATAAAAAAATTTATGACATTCCAGTTCAACCAGGTAGATTAATAATGTGGCCTAGTAATTTTCTTTTTCCGCACAGTGTGCGACCCGTTGAAGAAGGTACAAGATTTTCAATAGTATCATGGATATGTTAAAAGACAAATTTAAATATAAAAAAATTAAAAACTTTTTAACAAAAGAAGAAACTGCATTACTGTTAGATTATACAAGAATAACTCATAGATTAAATTTTCATAACTTTGATAAAAAACAAAATAATAATTGTGATACTAAATTATACGGTGATCCTGTTATGGAATCTTTAATGATTCAAAAAAGAGATTTTATTTCTAAAGAAATAAGTCTAAATATTTACCCAACATATGCTTTTTGGAGAATGTATACTTTTAATGCTAATTTAGAAGAACATGAAGACAGACCTTCGTGTGAAATTTCAGCTACGGTTATGCTTGGTTCATGCGGTACTTCGTGGCCAATTTTTATGGAGGATACTCCAATAGACCTTGAACCAGGTGATGCTATACTATATAGAGGATGTGATCTTAAGCATTCTAGAGATCACTTTGAAGGAGATTGGCACTCTCAAGTTTTTTTACATTATGTAGATGTAAATGGACCTTATATAGAATATGCTAAAGACAAAAGATTATTGTGGGGAGAACAAAAAAATTAAATTATGGAAATAAAACATAACAGAAATGACGGATCAGTAGCATTTACTTTTTCATGGAAAGAAATATTTACTCTTTTTAGAAAAAGAAAATTAAAATTTAATTCTTATGTATTTGCAAGTTTAAGTACGGTGATATTAACAATTATACTTGAAAATAATAAATTAAAAAAAGACAAAAAATAAATTTTTGTGAATTCTTACAAAACGATAAATATTGTAGGAGGAGGCACTACAGGTCTTACAACAGCTTTAATTTTAAGAAAAAGATTTCCTTACATTAAAATTAATTTAATTAAATCAGAAAAAATTGGAATACTAGGTGTTGGAGAAGGAGCTACAGAACATTGGAATGAATTTGCACGTTACTGTGATTTATCTTTTATAGATATTATAAAAGAATGTGACGCAACAGTAAAAATTGCTATTGTTTATGAAAATTTTACAAAACAAAAATATGCACATTGTGTAACTGATGTTTTAAATAATCAAACAAAAATATCACAATACTATGCAGGTTATGCGTATCATATAATTAATAATCACAACCCATTAAATTTAGCACCTCCTAATATTTTAAATAGCACAATTTCGGAAGATCATTTTAAAAATAAACAACCTCCTTGTAATCAATTTCATTTTAATACTTTTAAGTTAAATGAATATTTAACTAAAATATGTGAAAAAAGAAATATAACTATTTTTACTGACGATGTAGAAGAAGTAATCTTAAATGAAAACGGCTATATAAAAAAAGTTAAAAGTAAACATAATGAATATGATGGTGATTTTTTTATTGATTGTACAGGATTTAAAAAATTATTAATTTCAAAACTAGGAGGTACTTGGAATAGTTATAATAAATATTTAAAAATGAACGAAGCAATAGCTTTTCCAACAGGAGATACAGATGAATATCCCATCTACACTACCATAACTGCTATGAATAATGGTTGGATGTGGAGAACGCCTGTTTGGGGACGTTGGGGTAATGGTTATGTATTTGATAATAATTATATGAATGCTGAAGAAGCTAAGAGGGAAGTAGAAAGTTTTTTAAAACATAAAATTGAAATATTTAAAAACATAAAATTTGATCCAGGTTGTTTAAATAAAACTTGGATAAAGAATTGTTTAGCTTTAGGGTTAAGTGCTAGTTTTGTTGAGCCTTTAGAGGCCTCTACTATAAGTGTTTCTATATCCCAAGCTTTTTTATTTATACATCTATTTGAAAATTATAATGAAACAGATATTGAAGAATATAATATAAAAACAAATCACATAATGGAAAATATTAGAGATTTTGTATTTTTACATTATTTAACAAAAAAAGATAACACAGAATTTTGGAAAAAAGTTAACACACTAGAAATGCCTGACTCTTTGAAAATTAAAATGAATAAATGGAAGTATAGATTACCGATTGAAGATGATTTTCAAGAAACTAAATACTATGTTTTTTGGCCACAAAACTTTATTAATATAATGTACGGTCTTGATTTATTTAATAAAGAAAATATAAAAAAAGAATATTTAAGCTATTCGCAAGAATTTAGAAAAGCAGTAGAAGATTTAATTAAACATGAAAAAACTACTTATAATAAGTATACAATAAAACATAAAGAATACCTAAAACTAATTAGAAACAATTTTTTACATTATGGACAAAGATCAAATTATTAAAGCTGTATTACTATGGCTTTTCGTAACAAGTGTAATTTATACCTACACAGGTTGGAAAAATATATTTGATTGTTATAAACTTTGGTTCACAAAAAAATATTGGACAAATTATAATATAATTGAAGCTCTTAGCTGGATAGCTAAAGCTATCATTATAATACCTGCTCTTATTTTTGGTATTAATATATGGCAGCTTTACTTTATATCATTACTCACTTCAATTACTCTAATTTGGGCTAGTAATAAAAAACTTTTACCTACACTAGTAGGATTTAATACATTATGGATTTGGTTGAGTTTAATGGTAATTATGCAACATACTAATTAAAGACTTAATCTGTATTTATTAAATCTGTAGTGGTATAATACCCACATGCCATTAACAAAATATAGAATAAAACCAGGTTTTAATAAACAAGCCACAGAATCAGAGGCTATGGGTCAGTGGACCGATGGTGACTTTGTTAGATTTAGATATGGTCAACCTGAAAAAATAGG